CTTCCTATTCTTAGACAGCTCCACAGCTATCACGGGATCAACCATTTAAAGACTCCAATCTATAGATCCACTTATTTACAGTATTAATATAGTGCATTTAGTGGTGATATAGCCACCATATATCTATACATCGATGCACATTAGTAATAGATAGCTGTGTACCTGGATGCGAGCTATTAAAAAAATAGGCGTATAAGTGGTCTAGATATCTGGCGCGCTTTGGTTCAGATAGTCCGCAGATTTTCTAGAGTGTTGAGTGTGTGAATAATCCGGTTATGCTGTCACGCACTCTCGAGCGTGGAGAGCATTAACAAAGTAAAACAAAATAAAAGGACGCCGGAGAGATTGCGGTCTTGTTTGTAGAATGGTCTAGAGCGCATGGCGCCGGTCTGCTGTCTTGTCTTTTGTCTTGTCTAGCTTTATCGGTTCGAACCATCCTTACTATGTATAAAGCACAGCCGGATCGGCATCTTGTTACGCAAGCAAGACGCCGCTATTTTAATTGTTCACTTGTCTATACTTTTTGATCGGGGTTCGCACATACGTTCTAAATTAGCACATATGTTCGTCAAAAAAAGGGGGGTACCGGGGGCCGAAATCGCTCGACTAGGCATCTTAGGTAGGGGGTGCCTGAACATGAATTGCTGAAATCCGAAATAGTATTGGGGGAGATTCGCCATTTAGCTACCCAGGAAATTTTACGTGCCGATTAGAACTATGACTATCTGTACATTTAATTACCGCTAAATGGTGAACCTCTACACATGACTATATGAAAAATGGTAAAATAGATCAAGAGGTTTATGTGCTGGAGTACCACTTTCAAGTAGACGACCCCGTCCGCTGTTTATTGGAACACAACGTAAAACATAATGCGCATGCTGATTTGGATGGCTTTGTGTGTATCGATTGTGTCCGCTATTGGTGGGTGGATAGACAAGAGGGTCCTCAGTACATTGACTTACCCCTGGAGGACGCACCGGATGAAGAAGTCGAAGAAAAACAAGCCAGTGAAAGCTAAGCCTCGTGGCTACTAAACGCCGTTGGATTAAGAAGGCAATCAAGAACCCGGGTGCCCTTCGCAGGCAGCTAGGCGTGAAAGCTGGGCAGAAGATACCTGCAGGTACATTGAATCGAGCTGCGAAGAAACCAGGTGTATTAGGCAGACGTGCGCGTCTCGCTAAAACTCTCAGGAGAATGTAGTCATTACCACTGACCAATTGATTGAAAAGCTGGACCCCCAGCGTGATTACGGGGAGCGCACCTATTCAGAGGTCGTGGCCGGTATTCGTGCCGGTAATATCCAGATAGCCGACGGTCCTGACACCCTACCCGTGCTTCGAATGCAGCGTGTGGGTGACCAGTTCCCTTCACTGATTAAAGGCAGCGGTCGGAATTATGTAAACAAAGAGCCCCACAAAAGCACTCTGGCGCATACCAGGCAGCGTTTTATGGAGAAAGCTCACGAAGATTTTGATGACGTATACGGGGCTTTACTCGTTGCCGCTAAAGAAGGTGACGTCCGGGCACAGAAAATATTCATGGAAATGTACATAGGCAGACCGAAGGAGGTCACCGATACCGTCAATGAGTCGATGATGAATCGACTATTCGATATGGCGCTGCGCCCTCGGGAGGAAGTCATTGAAATACACCCCTCCTAAAATATGGGATTTCATCAATGATGGTGATCCCTACCGTCCCTGGGACTGGCAGGTGGAGCATGTGCATTCGAAAAACGACTACAAACGGCTGGTGCTGGCGTGTGGACGTCGTGCCGGAAAGACCACAGCACTCAAAGCAGAGATAGTGCGTGAGGCGTTACAGCCGCCTAAAGAACAATTTGGGGTGATGCATTCGCCCTTTATCTACGTGATAGCTCCTAACTATGAGCTCACAATGAAGGTGTGGGAGCCTGTGTGGAACCTATTCGTAGGGTCAGGCGCACCACTTCGGGACTATTATGCGTCCCACGACAAGCACAGAAAGCTAATTACTTTGGGCAACGGAGCCCGTATCCAGGCAAAATCTGCCGACGACCCGACCGGTCTGCAGGGAGATAGAGTCACAGCTGCCTTTGTTGACGAAAGTCAGGACCTGAATCCTGAGGCGTGGGCTAACTTTATGCCAGCTCTCGCTGATTCTGACGGTCGCTTGGTGGCTATAGGCATCGCCAGGTCCAAAGGAAATTTCAGAACATATTACCAACTCGGTCAGGAAGGAGACCCACGCTATTACTCCGCATCAGTAACGAGCCTTGCGCATCCCAATATCACTCCTGAGGCTCTCGAAGAATTCAAGATGGACCTCACGGAGGCACAATTCAAACAACAGTATTTAGCAGAATGGGTTTCCGACGATCAACAAGTTTTCAAAAACATCAACACATGCTTCGATCCGTATAGGCCGACACAGGATACCGGCCCGTATATCATGGGGCTCGACATCGGTAAGGTGCACGATTACACCGTCGCCTACATCCTCACAACTGACATGCAATTCGTGGATAGAGACCGCTTTAACGGACTCGATTACACATTACTAGGTAGTCGCATCGCTGGATTGTACAAGAGATACAACTGCCAGACGGTCAATCTTGATGGAACCGGAGTGGGCGAACCTGTCGCCGACATACTCCGTAAAGAGGGATGTTCAGTCTCCTCGTACAAATTCACTAATGAATCAAAAGCCAGACTTATCTCCACCATGGCAGCAGAGGTGGAGCATGGTCGTGTGCGCTTTATGGCAGACGATGACGTACTAAAGCGTGAGATGGAAATTTTTGAATCGCGATTATTGCCCGGAGGAAATGTCACATTCGGGCATCCCGTTGGTTACCACGATGACTGCGTCCTAGCTGCAGGGCTCGGTATCTGGAAAGCAAAGAGACGTAGCAATACCACCTCTATGGCACAGCAACGAGACTATGTGACGTTTGGATAGCGTATGACCAGTGAACAATTTGACGACGAGTACACCCGATTTGCCCGATTAAAGAACGAGGTATACAACGAATACTTCGCTGTAATGCAATCGGACAATCGGTATTACCGGGGCAAGTACCCTAACCTCAACGAGATTATTCCACGCGAGTATCGTGAATCTGGCATGACGGCGACTATCCCGCCGACCGCCCGTAACGCTGTAGACAATGCGTCCGACCACATTCTCACCACACCTAAGATTTATGTACCCGTTAAACAAACTGACGATGACGTGCAAATGCAGCAGAGTTTAGCTGAACGCAAGCGCCAATTCCTGGCGTCGTTCTGGCACAGAGTAGAAACTGACTACGGCCACCCGTTGGGTATCGGTCGAAAGAAGCTGGTTAAAGACGGCAAAGTCGTGCTCAAAAAAGAAATCCGTTGGGATATTATTCCCGACCCGCCTGGTAAGGACGCAAGTCGAGGCGACAAACAACGCTTCCGGAATGCATTACGCAAACTCGGACAAGCTCAATTCTTATGGAAAGTATCGGTCTGTCCGAACGAAACCATCATGGAAGACCCCGACAACTCAGCAGACCCAATGTACGTCTACGAGTTTTTTGATATCTACCCAGATGAAGCCAGGCGCCGCTTCCCTGATCACAGGGGCTTATTTAGTGGCGATACAAAAATTGAGTTCGTAGAAATGTGGACAAAACCACACGGTACCGACCGAGGTCGGCATGTGATGTGGGTAGGAGGAGTACGAGTACATGACGACATCAATCCCTATTCATGGGAAACATCCCGTTCAACCGACGACGACAAACACTATGAGGGATATATCCCTTTCATTATCCGTGACAGCGGATGGGGAGAGCTCACCCCAGAGAACGACCCGCAAGACCGATACGTCGGAATCCTGCGATACCTCCACCCAGTGTTGCAGGCAGAAGCCCGGCAGCTGACAGCGGTAGACATACAGTTGAGGTACTCAACTTTTGCTCCCGTGGTTACCAGAAACATCATGGATGACGGACAACAGAATATTGAGATAGGTCCGGGAAAAAGAATAAACCTGGTTGATGACCAAGACATCGATTTCCGTAAACTTCCTGAGGTACCACTTTCAGCCTTTCAGTTGATGGAACGGCTGCACCAATTCACCAGTGAGCTCTCAAAGATGGGCACGCTTGGCGGTCAGCCACAACGTGGTGTGGAGTCAGCTACAGAGGCCGACATGAACATCCGTAACGCAGCAGTGAAATTATCAGGCTGTGTGACAGCGTTGCGCTCTTGCATCACAATTGCCTGTCGCCAGGTATTTCAAGATGTCGAACATTTGCTCGAATCACCAGTCACCATTGCGGGTGGCTTAAAGCGTGGCGACTCGGAGGTCAGCATCAAACCATCAGAGATTGATGGCTTTTATTCCGTCGATGTGGAGTTACACACCTCTGACCGCGCATCATTAGAGATGCGTGATGCGATGGTTTGGTCTCAGCTTTACCAGACATACGGCGGCATGCTATCTGCCGAAACAGCAATGGAGGCTTCAGGAATAGAGAATCCTCAGCAGGAATTACTCAAGGCGTCAGTGAACACATTGTTCATGTCACCAGAAGCGCAACAGGTTCGTACCATGATGATGCTTAAAGGTCTTCAGGGTCAGGCAGCAGAAGTACTGCGTGCCTATCAAAATACGATGATACAGAACACGCCTGCCCCTCCACCACCGATGACACCTCCAGGGATACCTGGGGCGCCCGGAATGAGTGGCGCAGAGCAAGTCACGATGACGGAAGCCATTACCCCTAGCGGCATCGATGAGACCGTCGCGATGAACAGACAAGCGAACATAGTAAATGAGATTCGATAATGGCCGGTGAATTGTCAGCTTTAATGAGTGACGCCGCAAGGCAGGTCACAGTGATGAACGCAATGGCGCTTGAATACATTGCTGACGCGTTCGCCACACCTGAGGAGAGCAGTGTATTCTCAGCCAGTTTTGATGAAATGCAGCGCACATTCGCTGCTCATGGTCATGGGGCAGACTTGCGTGAGTGCACTGACCCATTTTGTATGCAGGCCAAGCTAGCGATTATGGAATCACTAAGCACAATAATGGCCGAACAGCAGGGAGGTCCTAATGTCGGTTGATACCTATAGAACTGTTCTGCGAGGCTTAGAGAAATGGGAAAAGAAATTCGGTAGGGATGTCTGGGAAAAAATCTACAATGTAGACCGTGAGACCATGATCGAAACGCTGTACGCCATCGCGGCTGCGGAGAGCTCACACGTGCCTGAAGCCGTAGGAGATAACAACAGTCAAGGCCAGAAAAAAGGCGACCCGGGATACATTGACCCTACCAGCATAAACTTTGGCTCCTATGGCCTGTGGCAAATCAACAACGAATGGACCGCCGGCAACCCCACTATCGCTGACAAAAATGACCCGCACTACCCGTTCTATTCGTGGCTTGGCAAAAATGGTTTGTTAGCAAAGTCAGGCAGCAATGCACAGGAAGCCTGGACTGACGAATGGTTAAAAGACCCTGACAACAATCTTCAGGCAGCTCTTGCGCTTTCCTTTTACGAGGCTAAGGGTGGGCGCAAACCATGGAAGTCTTGGAGTACTTGGAACCAACGACAGACAAACGACCTATATCAAACCGCACTATCGGAACTACCCGATATTTCTAGGCAAGCTGGTGGCATGGTGCAGCAACCAGGCAGCGGGCCGGTCATACTTACCGGGGCTGCTCCTCAAGGCACCACTAAGACTACGCATAGCGGCAGCACTCATGGATATTCTGGTGGACCAAATTCCAACTGGGATGAGTCTCCTGCATCAGATAGTGAACGAAAGAGATTCCAAGCCAAGCAAGCCGCAGACAATATTCAGGCGTGGTCGTTCGGCTCGCCTGACGGCTGGACTGCTAACCCTCAGGATGATCCTTTTAATCTGAGGCCAGTTACCGCAGATCCACGCGACTCCTGGTACGACATTGGGAAGTTTGGCTGGTGGTCGGACCGAGACGCAATGTACACCCCGCTGTATCGCACTGGGGATGGCGCTCCCCGTAGCTTACAAGAGGGGCAATCCAACTTTGCAGGAAACCGTGACGAGATGTATTACGCGGGCGTGCTTGAGGCTGAAAAGGAGGCGCTGACCGCAGGTCTTCGCAAGCTCCAATCGTACTCAGGTAACGTCAGCAAGTCGGATATGTCTGATGCAGACAAAAAAACCTATCAAAAGTTGCTGTTTGATCTGGGTAATAAAATAAGTAAAGCCTCAGACGAAGAGATATTAACTGGTGCCTTCTGGCCTGCGCTAAATAGCCTGTCGCCTACGGTTACATATAACAATGGATCATCTGAGCACCTGCTAGCTATCGGGTCGATAAGTGATTACGAAGCCGTCGGTGGCGTAGCACCACCGCCGGCACCAGGGGCTGGCGGTTTTGTCGGTGCCACAGATACAGGTCACCCGCTTTACAAAGCTATCGAGGCCACTTACGGAGTCGAAGATGGCGCAGCCTGGTTGTACGACCAAGGGTTCCAAGTGCTGCCTATGGTGCCCGACCCTCTCGACCCTGCATCAGGGATGGGTTACTACCAAATCTATGACCCCACGTCTCAGAAGACCTACATGTGGGACATCGGGTCCGACGGAATGCTTATCGACGAAACGCTGAAAGTCGCAAAGGCTATTCAGGGAGTCGATGAAAGTTGGGTCACATACGAAAAAGCTGACGGTACCACCTGGGCATACAACGCCAATGACCCAGACGACGATCACAAACAAATTTCTAACTACTCCCGTGGAGCGTTCGAGAACACAAGAACCTTTCTAGAGGACAGTCGGCGATGGAACGCAGAATACATCCGCGACAACTATGAGTTCGATACTGAGCTCGCAGAGGCTGCTCGGCAATACGACCAGTCGTTCGGCGAAAACATGCGGCAGTTTGATAGGTCGTTTGGTGAAGACCGCAGACAATTCGATTTACAGAATGTGCGAGCTGATAAAGCTCTAGCTGCTGAGAACTATTTCAAATCCGTTGAGGAACTTGGGCGTAATTATCGCTCAATGATTCAAACGTCTCCGGAGCTCCAGAACGCTGCGACAAACCAGGCGCAGCTGATTTCCCAAATTATGAAGGATGGAGGAGACTTCCTCGCCCGTGCATATTTCACGCGAGGAGGTATCTCCCCTATCCCCGAGATTACGCAGGCTGATCTCATCAACAATCTGTACGACGAGGCTGCGACGATACAGCAGTTCCAATACGACGAACAGGTTCGTATGAACGACCAGATGCGTCAGGACGAAAAGCGCCGACTGCGGGACGAATACTCAGCGTATGAAGCGGCTCGACAGAATCAGATCTCTCGGGGGTATGACGCATACCAGGCTGCTATTTCACCTACCTATTCTTACGAGACAGAGTCAGTCTTTGACCAAGCCGGTTATGACAAACAAGTAGCCGACCAGAAACGGGCGGCAGTCCAAGAGGCTCAGGACTATGTAGATGCGATATCTAGTATTCCTGGAGACGATGCAGCGATTGCTCTTGCGCAGGCGCAGAACGTCGTCAATGTATTGAACGATCCAAATGCATCGGCTGCTGACGTGCAAAAGGCTTACGATGACGCTGGCTATACCGGCTCAGCAGAGGTCGTAGACCAAAGTGCTTTCTACGATGACGTCGTGACGAAGACGATGAATACACCACAAACCATGAGTCGTGATGAATGGATGGCGAATGCCGGGTTTGGACCACAGCTGACCTACGCGAACTGGGAAGCCGGCACAGACCCTAACAACAGGCCCACCTTTGAGATGACACCATTGATGGAGAAGCAGACATTTGTTCCGAACAAAACGTACCAGGAACAATTGATTACAGACGCGCGAGCGGTCACACCTCCAGCAGTTGAGTCCGTGCTTCAAGGGAAAATGCCTACTGCATATCAATTGCCGTTCGGCGTACCTACGTTCCAGCAGCTGCAAGCTCTGACTCCTGATGAGCGCAGCGCAATGAACACACGTTTACAAACAGAGTTTAATGTCCCGCTCTCTGATGTTGAGTGGCAGGCGCAGCGCCAATGGATGGGCGGACCGTCCTTGGATAGAAACAGACAACTTGCACAATTTAGAGGATACAACCGTTAAATATGCCAGCCCCACTAAATTACAGTTTACGACCCACCGAGGGCGTTCAAACTAAACGGACTGTTGGCCCCACAGGCTTTAGTCCGACCGCACCCGGGTTTCAAAGTGTGAGCCAAGTTGAGGAGGAGGACGAAGGCAGCAGCTTAATGCCAGGATTCACCGGTGCCCTGGGGTCCGGTGCTCGCGGGTTAGGTCGTGGATTCCTAGCGGCTGACAAACCTCTGTCAGAACGAGCGGGTTTCCGCATACCAGACCTCCCTGGTCCTGTCGATGAAATCGGAAATGTGCTTATAGAAGAAAGCACTCGTCCTACGAACCTCGCCCTCTTAGCAGCAATGATTCCAACTGGCGGTATGTCGGGTATAGGGTTTGGTGCCAACGTGTTCCGTGGTGCCGCTACACGACTCGGTGTGAAAGCAGCCACAAGTAGCCCGGCAATAAAGGCAGCTTTGCGTGGAGCTCAAGGCTCGATGAAAGTTGGGGAAGCCCTTATGACTGCCCCCTTCCAAAACAAATTTCAAAGCACCGGAGTTCGCCAGGCACTGGTGGGTGGTGAGATTCTGGGAGGCCGTGCGTTAGGTGACGTCACTGCAGACAGTATTCCCGAAGATGCCCCGACCGCATTCAAAGTCGGAGGTCCGATAGCCGCTACGGTAATCGGTTCAATAGCTGGTGCACGGGGCGTACTGTCTGGTGCTCGAGCACTTGGCAGGCAGGTGGATGCTGAAGAGGCTATCTCCGCGTTGAAGCTCGCGCTTCGGAAAAAGGAACTCGTCCAAGCAGAAAACTATGACGCTCAAGCCCTCAAAGAGCTAGATGAAATATCACAGCTTATCTACAAAAAAGAATGGGAAGACCTCACCGATGTAGAACGCCGGTCCATCCGGCATCACGATGACAAATTTTGGAGAGACTTTGAGACTGCGTCTTCAGACGAGTTCTTCGGGTCGGACCTGGATGCAAGATTATTAATCCGTCGGGGCCTCACAAAAGAACAGCGTTCACGTGTAATGGATATTGTGAGAAACCCTAAAAAGCCTCGGTCTCAAATCGAGCATGAATTAGACCTCGACTTCAGACCTACAAGCTACGACGATGTCAGGCGTGAGGCCGCATACCTACGAACGATTGACTCAGATCATATACGAACTACAGATGAGATCCATGAGTTGATTGATGAGATGAACTCGACAGATACATTTCCCTGGATCATTGCGGAAGACAAGTTTGATGACGCAGGGGAACTGATCGAAAAAGCAGGCGACTTGGAGATGCGTGAGTGGGGTGATGTCCCATTATTCCTAGGAGGAGAAGCAGACGCTGCGCTTCTGCAAGGCGAAGCTGAATTTATGAAGAAGGCCCTGTCAGGGTACTTCGCACGCCGGGCTATTGAAATTGATGAAATGTTCGACAGGGCTGTGGTGGATGGCATCTCGTTAAAAGAAGCATTCGTAAATGGCAAATTCCGTGATGACCTAAAAGCAAAATACGCAGTACTTACAAATGATGACCGTGGCTTCAAATTCACTGAAGAAGCTAAAGCCTGGGAAGACGTATTCCAAGAGATTGAGAACGACCTGCGCATGCTCACAGATTTAGACGAGCGTGCTGGTGTAACCACCTATGAAATCCTCGGTGAAGATTTAAAGCACTTAGGTAAAGAGCGGTTGTCGTATGAGGAGGACTGGTGGTTCGGTGACATGTTCGAGCGATACGGTGATGGCGATGGCTATTACTTTCCAAGAATCGTCGTGCGTGGGGAAGCCAGCGGTCAGGGTATCCAGGGAGCCTTTGGGCGAATGGATGCAGAGCGGCAACGTATACATGGCTCCGATGAAGGTGGGGCTACATACATCCGCCGGATGATTGAAAACGCTGAGTCCATGAAGAAGGGTGACGTGGCGTATCTGGAAGATCCAGGCGCGATTTTATATACCCGTGCGCAGGCAAGTGGTGACAGAGCTGTAGGCAAATGGTTTAGCGATGCAATGCGCAAACAGGGGCTTACTGTTAATGACCGCATCAAGCAAACACCAAAATGGAATATGACCCTGCGTGGCTTGGAGGCCTCACAGAAAACATTACGAGCTGCCACCAGGCGCATCGTAGCTCTGGAGAAAAAAGCATCACAAGCTAACATTGAATTCGAGCGCACTGCTGCGTCGATAGACAGATTAGGTGGACAGTCCGAACGGTCTGCTGCCAGAATTGCGGGTGCTCAGACTGAGTCATCAAATGAGCTACTCAGGCTTTCCAGGCAAATGATTGGCTCACTGGAAATAGCTGGCATGAATAGGTCCCATCATGCAAGTGGTGCCACCTACCGTGCGTTAGTGAAAGCCAATGCAAAATTAGAACGCCTCACTACCCGCTTGGCTGTCGGTTCCCCGGTTGACCCTGATGAATTGTCTGATGTCCTTGAAACAGTCGACCGGCTGTACCGCCGTTCCGAGGGCAAGATAGATACCTGGCTAAAGACTGCCAACGAAAAACAAATATTAGAAATTGAAGATCAGCTGGGATATTCCATTGGTCGTGCTGAAGGTTTACGCAGAGTGGAATTCAATGCCCAAGTAGTGAATCGCCAGGAAGGCCGTTCACAGATTTTGCGCAGTGAGATCAACACAATGCTGCGCAGCCTGGATAGAACTAATGCGAAGCACACCGCCTACATCGAGGAGCTGGAAGAAATTTTGGGTTCGCTGGATGCACAGCGGCAGACCCTTGCTGATGCGAAATTATTTTATCAACAGGCGCGAGCTCAAGCCTCACGTCTAGGACCAGACGAGGGCCACATCGACGCCTTTATTTCTGGTCAGCGTTTTTACAAATCAGGTTTCGCTGACTCAATGAACGAGTACCTCAGCACAAATAAAGACCTGTTGCCATACATAGGCTCATTCAACAATTTCGCCAGAGCTCTAAACGCCACGATGGACTTGTCAGCAATTGGTATCCAGGGACTGTTAGCCATAGGCGTAGATCCAATCCGTGCCGCCCGCATCATTATCATGACCACTGCAGCGTTAAAAGATCCTAAGTTCTACAACCAGTACGTCGTCAGTAAACACGATGTCATTACGAGCATGATTAAAGACGGCGTGTACTGGGCCCCTCTCAGTGACGCTGGTGAATTCTTATTCCCCAGCAAGATTACCAGGATTCCTTTCGGCGTAGGTAAAGCTGTAGAGGCTGCGAACTTTCATTTCTCCCGCACCGGGAACCTGCTGCGGCTCATGCTGTACGAACGTGGAATGGCTGAAGCTAGTTTCCTTAACAGAATTACCGGGCGAGGCACGATGAGAGGAGCTGTGGGTGAGGCGAACCGAAAGGAGCTCGCCGAACAAATAAACAACGCGACGGGATTCAGGTCTGAAAACCCATCGTCACTAACGTCAGCGATTATGTTCGCCCCTCGTTATTTCGGCTCGCAATTAAACCTACTTCGCAATGCCGCCATTAAAGATAATGCTGAAGGTCGCATGGCTCGTGACTTACTGATGCGTACTCTTACTGCCGGTGTAGTCACTACCTGGTTCCTGAATTCTGTTCAGGGCGAGGAGACGGAATTCAATCCGATTCGATACGACGCTGAGGGGAAGCCGCACTACAACACAAACTTCTTGCGCATCCGTTTACCAAGCGGTGATGACGTCTCGCTGTTTGGTTCCTGGGACTCACTCATGGGTTTGATTATGACGGGGATTACAGAAGGGCCTGCGTCGTCTTCAGCGAAACTCTTTAGGACGAAAGCCTCACCTGCGGTGAACGTGATGGCAGACTTAATGCTGCAGGAGACATTCCAGGGAGACCCGGTAAACTTTCTAACCGACGACCCCAGGGTACTTGGAATGAGTGCACTTCGACTCGGACTCGGTAGATTACCATTCACTTTGCAGAACACTGTAGACATGGGTATGGACGGATTGTCACCCACACAGATTGCTCTCGGTACTGCCATGAATGCCACCGGTATAAAAGCTGCCAGGCAGACTCCCAGAGAACGAAGAGACTTACGTTCGATTGCCGAATACGATAAGGAATGGGCATCGTTAACCAAGACCGAAAAATTAGCCATCGAAGAAATGTACCCAGAGCTTACCAGGGAGATAGATGAGCAGCTCTTAACGCGTGCAGAAAACGGTGATATCGAAGCTCAAGCTCGAGTACAAAAACAAGAGATAGACGTGATGAAGTATGAAGCGGAGCGTGCGCTGGCTGTGGCTGTGGCAAACGGCGACATTGACCGCAAAGATTTTGCGAAGCATTTCAAAGATATTAAGCTCCGGGCTTCGCTCACCAAGAAAGCTAAAGACATTACCTCTTACGATTGGGCCGAGTCAGATGACCCAAACCTTCGAGCTGTAAATGGCTACTTCGAAATCCTGGAGAACGATGAGCTCAAAACATTTCCTGAGATGGGAGCCTACAGTCCACTGGACTGGGAACGAGCTGACCCATTGCTGCAGAATTACCTGAGTACCCTCACTGATGGAGAGCGTGCGTTCATTGATGACTACTTTGCATTACACCTTAAGGACCACCCTCCTGAGATACACACATTCCTCAGAGCGCAGGAGTATGTAAACGATTCCGACTACTGGGCCGTACAGGAACATGTCTTCGAAGACTACCGTCGCCGGGTAGAGAATATAACTAACACACCTATTCGGTCTTACAACGAAATGGAAAAGTTTATGCGTAAAACTGGATCCAGGGGGGAACTTGTTAGGCTTGAAACGATTCGTAAGTTCATCGATAAAGACGTGAAGCGCGACCGCGAACAAATGCGTCGACGCAATCCAGCACTCGATGAGGCGCTTGTGTATTCGCGTGGATACAAAGCCCTGACAACTGCTGGTCGCAGATTAGCCCGAGATTTGGGCATGTAGCAAAGGTATAAACACCTTACCCACCTTATTAAAACGCCGTGAGCGCCCATACAGAGGGGTGTTTTTTTGGGATTTTGGCTATTTTTGGGAGTTTTGCAGTGGTGAGATAGGGGGAACCGTCCTCACCACTGCAGTCTGATTTGCTCTGGGAGTACCACCTCTAAGAGCTAAGACAAGCGTAACACTTGGTTATTTGATGTGCAATACCTGTTGATATGTAGTACCAAAAAATGGTAAAATAGATCAGACAGATGTTCTGGGAGTACCACCTTAGTGAACGATGTAGACGCTCTACCTCAAGACGATGAGGTCGCTATCGACGATCAGGATTCCGCAATCGATGCGGCTCCGGACGAAGATACTGACGCAAAGTTGTCGGAGGATGACACGCCAGTTGTCTCGAAATTATTAAAGCGCATAGAGGCCCTTGAGTCCCAATTCAGGGATTCGAAGCACGTGACAAATCGTGCAACAAGTAGCCTGGATCGCTTGAATAACAGGCTTGATGATTTCGCCACCAAAGAAGAACTGTTACACGCCTCTGAAGCGGTCGAATCTATTCGGGGATTACTCGATATAGGTTTAGCTGATGTGATGAGTGAAGAAGGAAAAACGGTCCTAGCGCAACAGCGCCAGGATAACGAATTCCAGAAGGCACTCAACACAGCTAAAGAGGAAATACGTGCGGAGATAGCTGGTGCGCCTGATTCATCTAAGACGAGTCAGATTACGGACGAACAATTATCTGAAGGAGCGCGACGTGCTGGAGAGGCCAGCGTAGCTGTGTATTCGTATGGAGAAGCAAAGGGCCTAACTCAAGATGAGATTGGTCAGATGCCTATCTGGAATGTAGATGCTAACCAAACCCTCGACGCCGCCGTGGCAAGCGCAAAGGCATACATAGATAAAATGACGGAATCAACAACCGAACAAAGAATTGCCCAGCGTAAGAACGCTGCTGCGCCTAGCCCCAACAGAGCAAGTGCAAGTACTAATAATCTAACTCGAGAGAAATTAGAAACCATGACTGCTGAAGAGATCAGAGCCATCCCCAGGGAACAGCGAATGAAGGCTCTTCAAGCGTCATAACAACTTATTAGGGAGTACCACCCATGTCAGTAGAGTCGATGATCCCGACTCTGTGGAGTGCTGAACTTCTCGATGCACTAGACAAGTCATTAGTGGCGAAAGCTCTGACCAACCAAGATTACGAAGGCGATATTCGTAGTCATGGTGATGCAGTGCGAATCAACACATTGTCTCGTGTGACGATCAGTGACTACACAAAGAACTCAACAGAAATCGTACCTGAGCAACTGGAAACAGCAGCTCAAACTTTGGAAATTACACAGAGTAAAATGTTTTCTTTCCTATTGGATGATGTTGACCGGGCACAAACAATGAATGATGGAGCAATTATGAGCTCGGCTATGCGAGATGCCGCCTACGGCCTCGCTGACGGAGCAGATACATATATTCTCTCCACCATCAAAAACGGCGTTCAGTCAGCTAACGCGTTGACCGCCGCAGCTGGTGCCGCGTTCTCGATTGGAACCGCAGCAGCAGACGTAAACGCGTATGTAAAACTAGTCGATTTGGGAGTCACACTCGATGATGAGAACGTGCCTCGCCAGGGTCGATGGGTAGTTGTCACACCTTGGTTCAGAGGTATGTTGATGAAGGATGATAGATTCGTCAACTACGGCACGAGCCAAAACCGAGCTGACCTGTCATCAGGTCTAGTCGGTGCTGCAGCTGGATTCGATATACATGTATCGAGTAACTTACCAGACGGCGCAGCCGCAGGCTCGAGCTACATTTTGGCCGGCGCAAACATCGCGACAACATTTGCTTCGCAGATTAACGACGTTGAGTCGTTCAGACCTGAAGCTAAATTCGCTGATGCTGTGAAGGGTCTGTACTTGTACGGCTGCTCAGTTACTCGACCTCAGGCTGTTTCCTCAGCATATGTAGTAGCAGCGTAGGAGGTATAAAACAATGGCAGTAATACCAGTGCCGCCAACAGATTTGGCGCAAAACACGGCGAGTGCCGCACTCGGTAACGGTACGCTGATTAACCACGCAGATGGTTTCTCAGTGGACACGACCGGATACGGTAACCGCGCAATCATCCTGGTAGTAACAGATGGCTCTGGAGCCCACACTGTAACTATCACGGCTGGACAAGACCCGAATACGGCTAACCCAAATTCGGGGCCGGCTATACGAGCCGGGCTAGGAGATCTTACATTCACGATGGGAGCAAGCGAACAGAAGGCAATCACTGTCGACTCGTCTCGTTTCCTTCAGAGTGACATGAAGATTAAGGGAACCATCGCTGGCACAGCCAGCAGGGTCCTGGCCCTCGTTGCACCTACCGCCTTCTAGTCCCGCCCACAAGGACTAGCAGGTAATGGGGAGGGGGTTGTGCTTCCCCCTCCCCTTCAGTGCACAAGGAGGTACTCATGGCAAGACAGGCACTCAGATACCAGGTACTCGATAACACTGGCGTCCCAATCGCGGGTGTCGCAGTCAATGTGTACGACTTTGAAACAACCACACCTATCACACCGACGATGTATACGGCTCTCACGGGCCCTACGGTGGCAACCAATCCGCTAGAGACCGATGCCAGTGGCCGCGTCGAAGCGTGGATTGATGAAGCTGATGCTGTCACGACAGACCGCGTCACACTTACCCCAGTTAAAACTGGATTCACATTCACATCCAGGGGATGGCAATTCCCCGCTGAGTACGGCGCACTCGGCAACAACGTAGCGCCTATTAGCGCAACCACACTTGCAGCCTCAGGGGCTGCTTCACTTGACTCCACTTTGGGAGTTACGGGTGCCACAACTTTGAGCAGCACACTCGGAGTGACTGGTGCCATCACAGGCTCCTCAACTATTTCGGGTACTGAATTCATCGCCAGTGGGCCAGTACGCCCGGCGGTATCTACCGATCCAGGCACGCCTGTCGAAGGAGATATTTGGTACAACACAACAGGCGACGTCATTAAGTACTACGACGGCACCACGGTACAAACCTTGATTACTTCTGCAGGTGATATTACAGAAGTGGTTGCTGGTGATGGACTGTCCGGCGGCGCCGCGTCAGGCATCGCCACACTGAACGCAGTAGGCGGCAACGCTATATCTGTGGACGCAACTGATATCGAAGTCACCATCAACGCAGCAGCGGATGGTACCGGAGACACCCTGGCATCCACAGACCAAATTTTGTTTGCTGATGCTGACGCCACATACGCGGTGAAGAAAGCTACCATCGCTCAGATTAAACCTACCCTGCTGTCAGATACAGCAAACAGCATATTTTATACAGCCAACTCGACCGGCCAGGTAACAGCTCTTCCTCTATCAGCCACGTCTGGAACTGTTTTAACGAGCAATGGTTCTACATCAGCCCCTTCATGGGTAGCTGCTGCTTCAGGTGGAGTGTACGCAACAACAACCAATTCGGGATCTACTGCCATTACTGCGGGAGACGTATGTGTACTGATGTCAGATGGCACAGTAAAAGAAGTAGGAACATCATTTGTTGATGGCATTACGATGGGAACAAATACCGCAGGAAGCTCTACTCTTGGATATCCGCCAAATTCCACTAGCGATTGGTGCGAAGATAATTTAGGAAACATATGGGTTGTATCTGGTGATGGATCAGGTGCGGCTGAACTCTATCTAACTGCTATTACTGTTACCTCAAGCGGAAGTACTCCTACTGTGACATGGGGAACTCCTTATGCGAGTACTCAATTTTCAGGAATGTACACAAATAACATGGCGATAGCGTGGGATGCTACTGCTAATAAAATAGTTGTAGTGGCATGTGTAGGTAACGCTACTTGGTATGCGTTGCATCTAACTCCCTCTGGTACAGGAGCGAGTGCAACTATAAGTTCAGAAGGAACTTTAACTTCTATTTCGTCTAACGGTTCGACAAATAAAGCCATTATAGATTATGTGGTAGATGGAAATGGGGACGGCGGTATTGCCTGTTTAATGTCAGGGTCGGCAGCGGCGACTGGAGTTTGTACGCAAACAGTGTATGTAAATGGGACAGGTTTCGACACTGGGACTTTTAAGACAAGTGCGTGGAGCGAATGGGATCTAAAAGTAAGCGATGGATATTGGGATTCAACAAATAATTTGTTTTTCTCTGTCTGGTCGCAAGGAAACGGATCTACTTACGCAATGACAATGACATATTCAGGAGATGAATTAGATGTACGTGGCGGCGCAACTAACGGAACTCAAGTAAAATATAACGGAAGTTCCTCAGCGCAGTCTTACGGCATATCAGTAGCGCACATAGCACATTTAGACAGGGCGGCAGTGTACCTAAATTGGACTGCGGGAGGTTCTGCCGACTGGCAACAGATTCAATTATGGGACCCAAATGCAGGTGGCAATTATGTGCCTGATCTAAAAGATGTTATGTATCAAACTACTACTAACGCTACATCTGATTTGTGGGCAGGTGCTCAAGTAGCTGGTTATAGCAGTGGGCTTAACACTAAGCAAGTGCCTTTACTTTATGATGCAGTTAATGATGCCACGTACTGTATGTACGGATCTGGTGAGCCAGCAGGGGCAAGCAGCAGCATGATAGTGGATTTGTTAGATATAACAGCTACTACTATAGACCGAGCGAGTCTTACTGACGCTACTACCACAGCGTTTAACTTTACAACTTCTGAAAAAGCATTTCAATTCGTTGGACACGCGGCGACGGCTGATGTCAGAAATGCTGCAGTTGTAATGTTTAACGGCAGTACTAATGCGACTTCGGCACAAGGCGTATTTTTAGGAGTTGGTTCTACAACAGACTCCGCGTGGCTAGGTGTAGCTAAAAACACTACGTCAGGTGCAGCACAAGCTATTGAAGTGTATGTACTTGGTGGTATGAGCGATGTGCATACTGGATTGACTGTAGGCGCTGATTATTACGCTCAAACAGATGGCAGTATTGGCACAACAGTTACTTCAACCGATAAATTTGTAGGTCGTGCTGTATCAGCTACTAAATTACTGGTCGAAAATACAGGGACGGGTACAGGCTAATGGCGCAAATAATTAGACGTAAATCAGACAACGTAGTGGAATTTATTTTTGATAAATACGACACAATTACATTAGAAGCCACTGGTATGACAGTAAATTTAGGTAGCACCCCTAAGCCTATTGATTGGGTTACTGCTGTGTACATAGCTAATACTACAACGCATGAATTAGTAAAAGATATAACTCCTCCTGCGCGTTTTTGGCCTTACGAAATT